GCTCGGCAGGTTGGCGAGAAGGAAATTACCCGCTATAAATTCCTTCCCCAGAGTGCTACGATCTTTGTTGAGGATGCAGAGTTCGAAGCTATGGCGAAGGAGCTCGAAGAGCAGGGCGAAGAGCCGCCGAAGGCTGTCCGCCCGAAGCCCGCGTCTGACGCGAGTGAGTACATGCCCGCAGGCCAAGCAAAGGCCAAGGCACAAGGTGCGGTTCATCGCACAACTGGGAAGTTCCCTTCCCGCAAACAGTAGGTGAAGCATGGCTGTCTCTGACGTACAGATCGCGAAACTAGCTCTCCAGTACATCGGAGACCGCTATGACATCACCAGCCTGACCGAGGCAACGCCAGAGGCGGAGCAGGTCAATCTAGTCTATGAAGATATCAGAGATGCTCTTCTGCGAGAACACCCTTGGAAGTTTGCTCTGCGGTATTACACCCCAGCACTGTTATCCGGTACGCCGCCTGCTGGGTGGGCGAACATGTACGCGTACCCGCCAGATGCCCTCAAGGTCATCCGCATGGTGCACCCCCTCGACCCTCTGCAGAAACGCTATCCTCCCCTAGAGTGGACTGTTTCCCGCAGCTCAACCGACGCCAAGGTACTGGTGACCAACGAGAGCGAGCCAGAGTTCGAGTACACAAAGCAGGTCACTGTGCCGACAGAATTTGATGCGTTGTTTGACTTAGCGTTGAGCTGGCGCATCGCTGCAGCTATCTGCCTGCCACTGACCGGAGACGCACAGCTTGCTGACCGCATGGTGCGCGAGAGTGAGCGGCACACCGGAGTGGCGAAGATGGAAGACAGCAACGAGGGATCGGTAGGCCGCGTCACTCGCGAACCTGACTGGATCACAGCGAGGAACTAAGCATGGTCAAGATCATTCAGCCGAGCATGGGCGGCGGGGAAGTCTCCGCGCCCGTGGGCGCCCGCGTAGATCTTGGCAAGCGCGCCGTCGCTGTCGAGCTGGCCGAGAACTTCACCGCGACCTTCACAGGGTCGATGGAGAGCCGCTCTGGTCACCGCTTCACTGCCCAGTGTAAGGCAGGAGCAGGCCCATACCGCATCATCGAGTTCGAGTTCAGCACCGACCAGACATTCGTGCTGGAGCTTGGCAACCTGTACATGCGGTTCCACGCGTTCGGTGCCCAGATCCTCGACAGCGCCAGCATCAAGACTATCACCGGCATCACCACCGGAGCAGGCGTCGTTACCAGCGTGGGGCATGGGCTGACCGATGGCCAAGAGATCTACATCAGCGGCGTCGTAGGTATGACTGAGCTGAACGGTCGCAACTTCCTTGTCGATAACGCGGCCGCCGACACATTCACCCTGACCGACTTGAACGGCACCGCCGTGACGACCACTGACTACGGCACCTATACCAGCGGCGGCACCGCCACGCCACCTTACGAGGTGGTGACCCCGTGGGCTGCAGTAGACCTGATGGCCATCAATTACGCTCAGTCTGGCGACGTGATGACGCTGGTCCACCCAAGCTATAACCCACAGGAGCTAATTCGGATAGACAACGACACATGGTTTCTGGGTGACATCGACCTGACACCTGACGTCGCCTATCCTGTAAACATCTCACACAACGAGACGACCACAAAAACCACAGGCACTATCACTGCTGCTGCTGCCACCAACCCTGTCCGCATCACTGATGCTGGGCATGGGCTGGCTACAAATGATGAGGTACACATCACTGGCATCGTCGGGATGACCCAGCTCAACAACTTCGTGTACAAGATCACCGTGATTGACGCTAACAGATTTGATCTGGCCTACAGATCCTCTGGCGCTGCCGTAGATGGCACTGGCTTCACGGCCTACACCAGCGGCGGGGTGTGGGAGAAGCTCATCAGGGCTAGGTACTACGCAGTCACAGCAATCAGCGCTGACGACAGCGAGGAGAGCCTACGCGGAGCATCGAACGAGGCCGCAGCAATTACAGGGATCACGCAGGCCAACCCTGCTGTGGTCACATTCTCTGCGGGCCACGGCCTCGATGACCTAGATCCTATCCTTATATCTGGCGTCGTCGGCATGACTGAACTGAACGGCCTGCGCTTTCACGCGGTGTTCATCAACGCCACACAGATAAGTCTGCAGCTGCTGGACGGTAGAGATGTGGATAGCACCATACTGACTGCCTACACTAGCGGCGGGCTGGCTTACAGGTTGTTCACTAGAGCCTTCTCAAGTGCGCAGTCAGGCTGGAAGAATACCATCAGTTGGGACGCCGTAAGCGGAGCAGAGAGCTATGTGATCTACGCCACTGACAACTTCGGTTCCTTTGGTAAGGTCGGCAACAGCTCGAAGGGCGAGTTCAAGGATCTTGCTGTGGTCCCAGATTACTCGCTGACCCCGCCCATTTTCCGCGACCCCTTCTTGGACCTCGGCTCGTCTGGCGATAACAACCCATCAGCAACAGGCTTCTATCAGCAACGCAGGATCTTCGCCAACAGTAACAACAACCCGAACCGGTTCTGGATGTCCCAGCTTGGGCACTTCAACAACTTTGCTTCAGCCTCTCCACCCCTGTCCGATGACGCAATCACACAGTCGATCTCAGCGCGCCGCATCAACGCGATCCAGCACATCGTACCTCTGAGCGACCTTGTGCTGCTAACCAGTGGCGGGGAGTACAGAGTGCAGGCTGGCGACACCTTGGTGTTCACTCCGACCACAATCAGTGTCGCTCCTCAGTCCTACTACGGATCGACAGCGCTGCGCCCTATCGTTGCCGGTGACGTTGCACTCTACGTCAGCTCTGGCGAGTTCGTCCGTGACCTCGGCTTTCAGATCAACTCCAACAAGTTCGTTGGCCGAGACATCAGCGTCCTTGCGCGCCACCTCTTCGACCGGCGCACAATCGTAGACTGGGACTACGCCCCCGCACCAAATGCGCTGGGCTTCCTTGTGATGAGCGATGGCGATGGCCTATACCTCACATACCAGCCAGATCAGGACATCTACGCATGGACCAGATCTACCACGAAGGGTCAGTACAAATCGACATGCGTCGTCCGAGAAGGCGCGTCGGATATTATCTATGCGGTTGTAGAGCGGGTGATCAACGGCTTCACCGTCACCTTCCTAGAGCGTTTTGGAGAGAGGCAGTTCAGCACTCTCAGCGACGCATTCCATGTCGACGCTGGCCTGACCTTTGATATCCCGATCACTATCACAGGTATCACGGCTGCAGATCCAGTAGTTGTCACTGCACCTGCTCACGGCCTGAGCGACGGCGACATTGTCGATATCTCCGACGTCTTTGAAACCAGTACGACAACGAACCAAGGGGCGGCGCTCAGTGGAGATTATAACGGCGTCGGGTTCGTGGTGGCCAACGCCACGACAGACACCTTCTCACTGCAGATCGAGGCGGCCGACTATGACGGCACCGCGTTCGCTGCGTACAAGTCCGGTGGCTACGCCCGTAAGGCGGTAACCACCATCACCGGCCTGCACCACCTCAACGGCGAGACCCTTGTCGCTGCTGCCAATGGTTACGTCGAGCGCGGCCTGCTGGTTACTGACGGCACCATCACCCTGCAGACGCCTGCATCCCGCGTCCATCTTGGCCTGCCGTACTTCTCGCGCCTGACTACGCTACCTCTGTCAAATTACGGCAAAGGGGGCGATGCCTTTGAGGGCAGATCCAAGAACATCACCCGCCTCACCGTTCAGGTAGAGCGCACCCTCGGCATGTGGTTCGGCCCAGACATCAACACGATGCGTGAGGCGCGGTTCGGGTTGCCTGCTTTGTTCGGGCAACCCCTCGAAATGGTGACAAACGACATTGACGTGACTATGTCTGCAAACTGGGGTAAAAGGAAACAAGTGGTGATCGAGCAGCGCGATCCTCTGCCCCTCACCGTGCTGACCCTGATCCCAGATGCAATCATCGGAGGGAACTGATGCCAGAGCAAAACCAGCTGACACCATCGGGCCACTCGCTCGATGACGTCGAGGCCATGATGCTGAGCGGGCCGCAGGCACCTTACGAAATCAACCATCACTTCGGGCCAAATATCTATATCCGCGAGGCTGTGATCCCTGCTGGCACCATCGTCCTTGGGCATGCGCACAGAGACGCCCACATTTGCATCATCCTGCAGGGCAAGATGGCTGCGCTCATGGGAGACAAGGTCGTCGTGGTCGAGGCACCGGCAACCTTCGTGGCGGGTGCAGGTCGTAAAATGGCCTACATCATGGAAGATCTGATCATTCAAAATGTGTTTTCCACAGATGAGACCGACATCGACAAGCTCGAAGATATGCTGGTGGACAAGACCGATCTGGCTAAGTCATACGAGGTGCAGGCCGAGATCGATATGTTCAGGGCTATGATAGAGGGTGTCTCCTAATGGCGTTTATTGTTTCAGCAGCAGTCAGCGCAATTGGCGTTGCAGGTACCATCTCGGCTGTTGGCGTCGGCTTGTCTGCCTATGGCGCGTACAAGAGCTCGCAGGCCAACAAGGCAGCTGCCAACTCGCAGGCGGAGCAGGCGCGGATCAACGAGCAGATCGCGATCCGCAACGCAGAGGACGTGGTCAAGATCGGAGAGAGCAGCCTCTTCGACCAGAAGAAAGCAACCCTCTCCTCCCTCAGCCAAGTGCGTGCAGGCACTGCTGGTGCAGGCTTCGTAGTCGATATGAAAGACACGACAGGCATGGAGCTATATAAGGCGATGGCCGAGGCAGGCGAGCTGGACATCACCCGCCTGAAGGAGAATATCGACAGAGAAGAGCAGCGGGCGCTGGATACAGGCGCAGGTTTCGCAGCTCAGGCCGATCAGTTCAAGGCCCAAGCTCGCGGGTTCAATCCGCTTCTGTCTGGCTTTACGGCTGGCGTCAGCGCCGTGTCCCGTAGCTCCGACATCCTATTCCCGCCTAAAACAGTCTAGAGGTAGATCATGCGCATCCCAACACCAGCACAACGCGGCGCAGAGGTCGGCAGCATCACGGTCAACCCGCTGCAGCCTGTCTACAAGAACACCACATTCGCCAATAACCAAGAGTTCTCCCAGAACCTGTCCAGCCTCGGCGACAGTGCGCTGAACATTGGCCGCGAGCTGGACAACCGCAGGGTCGAGACGACGATGCGTCTGGCGCAGGCTGACTTCGACACGGTCGTGCGTGACGCGATAAACCCGCAGACCGGCCTGATGTCTCGACGCGGCGGTTCCGCACGCGGTGTCGCTGACGAGATCGATGGCCTGATGGAAGCTGCCAAGGGACGGATCGGGCTGGACAAGATGACCGGCAACGCCCGCAAGGCCGTCGAGAAGCTGTACGCCACCACCAAGGAGAGCCTGTACGGCAAGATGGCCGCGTATGAGATTGGTCAGCTGGATGCCTATGACACCGAGCTGAGTGCAGGACGCATCGCTGGGGCTG